GCTTTTTGTTTATATCATCAATAATTTCAACCGCTTTTTCTGAAGCTTGTTGAATAGTTGCTACCAATGTCATCGCAGCCGCTTGATTGAAATTTGGAAATTTTTCCATTGCCCTAACAACATTTCCCATCGGACCTTCTAGTTGTTTTATGTCCATTTGGGTCCTAACTTGCGTCGCGTCTGCTTCCGCTTTCGCTTTTATCGTTTGCGCTCGAGTGAGTTGTGTCTGAGCTCTTAAATTGCTCAACTGAGTAACTGCCATTGCTGAACTAACTGCAGCGCCTAATGCGCTGTCAACTTTCGTACTAGCTCCTCCTGGGGTACTTGCTGGTGACTTCGCTGCCAATATCGGATTTAGACCAGCTAAACGCATATCATTAACAGCCCTTTGGTAGGCTGTGTTTGACATGCGCTCCTGAAACGCCATTTGCTCCCTTGCGAGAGCAACGTTTCTCTGATTAGCGTCCGATTGTCCTTTGTATCCTAGCCATCCGCCTAGGATACCTAGCCCTGTGCTAAGTATTGACATTAAAAATGATCCACCATCCCAGGCACACCATACAACGGCATTGGTCTTACGCAGTTCATATCAAAATATCCGTCAAACAGAAATTCTGGTTCTGAGGGTACTGCTACGACCCGTGATACGGGTGGGTTATCTTCAATAAATGCACTATTCAGTGCTGGTAATGCGCTGAAATCTTGCGCCAAATGCCAACTGTCTAGTGAAGCTGCCGCGTTGCTTCTAAATGCGCCAGTAATAATACTTGGCTTATATCTATATTCTGCATACCTTTCTTGATATCCGAATACCTGATCGTCGGCTGCTGTTCCTTGAGCATAAATTTCTTTGTTCAAAACAGCTTGTTCTCCGATATTTGCTAACGCTGGCCAGTAATAGTCATACCTTGTCGATCGCGACCACATACGGTTCAGACCTTGCTGGTATGTTAAATCAGCCCGTACATTAACGAGGCCGATAATAGTGCAATGCTCAGTAAAAGACTTAGTAAAACCAATGCCATCCAGGGTCGCGGTGCCCATCGCAGCAAGATTACCTTGAGGGGACGTACCATCTGTACTACTGGTTTGAGCGATTGGACTAATGTTGACCATGCGCGTACCGCCGCCGAGATACTCGCTGCGCCATCCTGCAGACGGCGTGGTAACTCCGAAATGAGCTTTAATAATTTCGACATAACGCGTACCTCCACGCGCATCTCTTTCTAATAATTTCTGAACTTGGAACGCCTGGCGCAGCTGGTTGATTGTTGCTGCTGTTGCGTCTGACAAATCTGCTACCAATCCTTGATTTATACCGTCGGCAAAGTAAGCTGCCCCACTGGCTGCTCCGGTGTTCAATGCGTATAAATTACCAGTTCCGGTTGTGTACTGTAGACCACCTAACCCTACCGCTGACGCGTTTTGAAATGTTGGTTGTGTTGATGAATCACCTAAAATCGGAGCCGTTGTCCCTAACGGTAAATCTACACTTGATCCTTTCTGGGGCCATGGTAAAGCGCTTGTGAAGTAATCGTGACGCTTTCCTCTGCGTTGTAACAAATAAGCTCCACCTACAGTTGTATAATCAGGTCCGTCTCCCGTGTCCTCCACTAATGAATCTTGCAGATTTTGATCACGAAACCATTCGTTCCATATCTTATAATAGGCTCTAAAGGGGAGCGAATTCACATCGTCCCATAGATTGGTGACACCTGTTGGTAGTCCCATGTAATCCATAAGCGTCCCCTCAGCAAAAGCTGAGGAAGATGCCGAAGCATACAGTCGTGGGATACTATAATCAGTGCTGTCGCCTGGATCTGTTTGCTCTCCGCAAAACTTAACCCAATTTTCCCAAAGCAACCTATTTGGAACGCTAAAGAAAAACACGTCCATAAACAAATTATCCATTACTGGATAAATTGGCGTTGCCATCCTACTAAAAGCGGTCAACTTTACCCTAAACGTATCGCCTGGAAGTGCCTCATCGACCAATATTGGGATCAAGTAGCCGCTATCAAACGTTGTTTTAATTGTGTGCGATCTGTTAAAACTTGATCGCGGAATCTGTACCGATGGTACCTCACTAAATGTGTGGCTGGTTGTGTGTGATGGTCTACGACTCATATTCAATTACCTTTTCGTTTTTTGTTGCAATGAATTCAACTCCATTGCCAATAGTGCTTTTATTAGTGGTTGGTTCTCCGGTCTCATCGTCGAAGTCAGCAATTTTAAATAGTGTGTAATCCGACGGATGTTTGCCAAATTGGTGTTCTTCACTGTTAATACAATCTCCGAAAGTTCGCGTTGCCATGCCAATCTCTGGCAGGATAAACGGTGGCAAAAATGCCTTTGCTTTCTCGTCGTATATACTGAACATGTGGTACTTCATTCACTCAACCCTCTTTTTAGTTTTGTTACTCGTGCTGTTAAGCACTTTTCTTTTACTCTTAACCTTTCTAGGTTATTGTCTTCTGCTCTTGCTTTTGCCGCTTTTACTCTTCTTTTTCGCACCAACTCTGCTTCAACTGGTTTTGTCTCTTTATATCTAGCCCAATAATACTTTGGGACTATTCTCTTCTTACCCTCGATCACGAGCTCGTCTCTCGGGAATACATCTGACTCGTATTTATCTATCCACTCTTGACCAATGCCAGGACGTCTGGACATGGTTGTGTACTCTGGTCGGACGTTGTACCAAACGCCGCCTTCTAACTTCTTGTAATAGTCTTCGGCCATTTCGCCTCCGACTTTTTTCATTACATATCGCGCTACATATGCCGCGCTTTGGCTTGTCACTTCTCCAATCGTGACGAATCCCAGGCCCCACACATCTTCCAGAAATTTCGATGTGTACAACTTAACTCCATCTCTCACGCTGTATACTTCTCTTTTTCCTTTTTCGTCGGTGAAATCTTCCCCGAACAAAATTGCGTGATAATGGGGCCTTCCCAAGGCCTCCCGACCACCCACGATGGGGTGGGGGAGGGGGGTTGAGCCATCAACCCCGAGTACCTTTCCGTACTCTCCACAATGAAAAAACCGTAGTTTTTTCCCTGTTCTCTTACGTAGTCGCTTCATAAACTTTTGGAAGTCTTCTACGTTTACGCTCTTATCGTCTGGCTCATCACGATAGGTGAGCGTTATAAAACTGTTTCCTAACCCTTTTTCCGTGTGAATTTGTGCTTCGTGTACGCACCTAGTAGCCCATTGCTGGCTATATCGAAGACGACAGCCAAGACATTTACCGCATGGGACTGACATTTTTTGACCGGTAGGAGATTCCCTACGGGATAAGGTGAACGCACCGCCGCGGCCATACCAGCCGTCGATGGGGTAGAAACACTGCACGGGTTAAAGCCTAATGCCACCGCGCATCAAACCGGTTAACCGGTTCCTCTTATGACGGCGTTGCGCCGTCATTGAAAACATTCGTTTTGATTTTCTTTTGTTGACTTTGCGTCTGTATCGCATCCTCAAGTCTCCTTATATCAGAGACTACACATAATAAATATTAAGTGTTTGTCTCCATCTGTTATTTTTTATCTCACTGGACTCACTTTGTCCAGTGATCTTTTTCCACTGACTGACTTTGTGGTGTCAGTCAGCCATATGACATCAAGTAGGGTCATATGGCTGCCTACTCCGAGGCAGTGGTTTCTTCCTGTTGGACCGGTTGCGGCGTGCCATTGGAAATGGCAGCGACCTCACCGGTCTTTTCGATTAAACCGAGTTTAATCATTTCGTCCGCATTTCCTTCGTCGTTTACGAAGTCTAGGAACGCTGCCGGATCGTTCCCGAATCTTGACCTTATGCTCGACGGCAGTTCATTAAACATTTCTTGTGCCTCGCATACAAGGTTCATAGCATCTTGGAACGTCTGGCCATCCGCGATTCCGTATTGCGGACTATGTTTGGCGAAGTGCGTTATCGCACCTGTTTTCTGATATTTCGCCATTATGTGATTGATATCACACTCTTTTGCGAATGATTGCTTTGTGCGGCTTTCGCCGCTTAGGTCTACGCTTACCGCTTCGCGTGTGTAAGGTTTTCTAATTTCCATTTTTACCTCGGTAATAAATGTTCAATTGCGTCCCATAATTTGGGATCGAATGCTTTAACGCTATTTTCTACTATTCTTCCAGCTTCTTTGGCTGTTACACCTTTAGGATTTTGGGGAAGCTTTTTGTTTATATCATCAATAATTTCAACCGCTTTTTCTGAAGCTTGTTGAATAGTTGCTACCAATGTCATCGCAGCCGCTTGATTGAAATTTGGAAATTTTTCCATTGCCCTAACAACAT